ATGGGCTATTAGATTTAGGGGTCCGTTCAAAGATAAAATAGATTATCCATTAGTATCTGTATGTACAGGTGTTGATGTTAATTATACAGATGGTCAAGGATTTGCTACATTTAGTGACGGGTCGCCAATGTCTGTTGGTCTAACAATTAATTTTACAGAAACAGCTCAATTAACAAGAGACAAATACAAGAAAAGATCAGCAGCATTTTTTGGTAGTGATAGAGAAGCTTCTCAAGAAGGTGGTAGTGATCTTGTCACAACTGATGATGCCGTAGCAGAAGTTAAAAGAACACAAAAACTAAAAGAACAAGAAGCAGCCGCTGAAGCTGCAAAGGAGAAGGGTGAATAATGGCCAGAGGATTTTTTAAGCAGATACCGAATATTCAATATGATTTTAAAAGTGATGGTAAATTTTTTGAAGCAAAAGATTTATTTCGTAAAGTATCTACATGGAGTTATTTACAAGAAGGTATTTCAGGTTATACATATTATCGTGTAACAGAGGGTGAAAGACCTGATGTTGTATCATCAAAATTATATGGTGACAGTACATTGTATTGGACTTTCTTTTTAGTCAATGAAAACTTACAAGACTTTAATGACTGGCCAAAGTCTGGCCAATTACTTCATAGATTCATTGCAAGAAAATATTCAGGTAAAGTATTAGTAGGTAGTGAATCAACAGACATAGTTTCATTCAATCATAATACAAATGTTTCAAGTAAATTTTTACTAGGTGAAAAAGTAACACAAGCATCATCAGGTGCTTTTGGGTTTGTGACAAAAATTGATCCGACACATAATAGAATAGTATTAAATAGTGTTGACGGTACATTTACTACAGGTACAGTTGTAGGTAGTGATTCATCTAAAAGTTTTACAGTAACTTCTGTAGCTGATGAAAAAGATGTCGTACATCACTATACTGATAGTAATGGTCTAAGAACAACAGTTTCAACAAGTAATACACCAGTTTCAAACGAAGAATACGAAAGAGATATAAATGAAGATAAATTTAGTATTCGTATTATAGAACCAAGATACATAGACAAGGTAGTAACAGAATTCAATAGATTAGTTAGAGATTAATTATGGCAATCGGAATTGATAACACTAAACCAGATAGTGTTAATTTAGAAATACTAACATTAGTAAATAATGAAGGTGAAGGATTTGATATTCGAGATTTGATGATAGAGTGTGCTATAAATGAATCAATAACAACAAATTTTTTAATGGGTCATTTAATCATAGGTGATTCAATTAATTTACTAGAGAACGCTAAAATTTTTGGTCAAGAATCTTTAAGAATTAGATTTAGTCAACCAGCTGGGATTAATGATGAAACTCATGAAGATGATTTAATTGATCAAATATTTAGAATTTATAAAGTAGAAGATGTACATAGATATGATGAATCAACACAATTCTTTAAATTATACTTTACAGCAAACGAATTCATAGAATCAAGAAGAACAAGAATCAGTCAAGCGTTTAGTGGTTCAATGACAGATATTGCAGCACAGATTGCAGAAGATAATTTAGATATAAAAAATGAAAATCTTAACAAAAAACTTGTACCTTATTTTGAAGTTAGAGAAAAATCTCAAGGTGAACAATATCAAGTAGTCATACCAAATTGGACAACTAATTATACTATAAATTGGTTGTGTTCACAAGCACAAGGTATTGACGAATCTTCTGGATTACAAGATTCATTTTATTGGTATCAAACAGCTAATGGTGGGTATCGTATTCAGTCATTAGCAAGTATGATGGATGTTGAATATGCTGGTGGTAGAGAATTTATATATTCTCCGGCTTTGTCTGGTGAAAACACTAAAAATGTTCCTGTAGATGCTACCGAAGACGCTGTAGGTGCTAGTAGAAGAATACTTGCATATGATATATCATCTCATGCTAATATATTAGAAGCTACAGTCAAAGGTTTATTCGGATCAAAACAAACTACTGTAGATAACACATACCAATTCTTTACAGAAAAATCATATAGCTTTCTAGAAAAATTTTATGGTGGTCAATCTCAAGCTATTGAAGAGCATCCTTTTGTTCGAACTGCAAACGAGACATTACATATAGGTGAGTCTGCATCAGAAGGTGATGTAGCTATTTCGGGGTCTAAAGAAGGTAAATCAATAAGTTCTTATCATGATGCTCATGTAATGTTAGTTAGTGATTCTTCTTTTGTTAATGATGAAAACAATAATATTCATCAAGCAAATCATGAAATACATTTAGGTTCTGCACAGTTTAGAACAGCTGCAAGAGAACTATTAAATTATCATACAGTTGATATGGTATTATCAGCAAGAACTGATATTTCAGTTGGTCAACTTATTAATACAAGTGTAACAGCACTCAGACCAGGTGAAGAAGAAGTCGAACCTAAATTCTATAATGGTAAACATTTAATAACTAATTTACAATGGGTTTTAAGACCAGAGGGTTGTACATTAAATGTTAAATGTATTAAAGATTCTGTTATTAATAATATTGAAACAACACCGATTGAGTATGGGAATAGTGAGAAATGAAGTATCAAGGTAAAATAGGATTCATTTGGTTTACTGGTATTGTTGAAGACCGAAACGATCCACTATATCAAAATAGAGTTCGTGTAAGAATACATGGTTCACATACTTGGGATAAACAAAAGATTGCTACACCTGATCTTCCTTGGTCTCATGTAATGATGCCGACAACATCACCATCTTTGTCAGGATTAGGAACAACAACTCATGGTCTAGTTGAGGGTTCTACTATCATGGGATTTTATCGTGACTCAGAAGAAATGCAAGATCCTGTAGTGATAGGCTCTTTCAGTGGTACACCACAGTCATTTTATCGAGTAGATGAAAGGATAGACGATAAAGGTAATCGAACATTTACTCAAGTTCAAAGAACAACCGAAGAAGGATTTAATGATCCTCGTTTAGATAGTAAAGGATCATATGAAGGTAAACCTGATGGGAAAAATCCAAAACATAATAGTAGTAGAACTTATGGGTTATCTTTAGCGTTAGATAAATCTCCAAGACGAGATGGTTTTACAACAGGAGAACTCTATCCCAAAACAGAATACATAGGTACTTCTGATGTTAATGTTCTAGCGAGAGACTATGATGATAAAACATATCCTGTTATTGAGATAGAAGAAGGCGAACCAAAACGAGATTATGTCGAACCAGTATATCCATTTAATCATGTACATGAAACAGAATCTGGTCATGTATTAGAATTAGATGACACACCAGACAAAGAAAGAATACATTTATATCATAGAAAGGGTACAAGAGTAGAGGTAGATAAAGACGGAAACTATATAGAGAAAGTAGTTAAAGATAAGTACTCAGTTATATTGGGTGATGATACTGTTACTATAAGTGGTAAAGTGACAGTCAATATTACAGGTGATGCCGATATATCAGTTGGAGGTAAAACTAATATAACTTCTGTAGATGATATTACTATGATAGCACCGAAGATTAAACTGAACGGATAATGAGTACAGCAACATTTAAAGTTAATCCTATAACTGTACCACCACTTGAGTGTCCAAAAGTTATACTTCCGACTAAAGCTGATCTAGTTAATATGTTTAGTCAGTTAGCTAATCTACCAGCTCAACTTATAGCAGCAGGTCAAGAAGAAGCAGCTAAACAGATACAAGATATTTTAGATGAAGTTAGAAGTCTTCTATCAATCTATGACCCTAAGTTTGAAGGATTATCAATTCCTGAAATAGAATGGGAAATAATGATCACTAGATTAGTTCAAGATTATCCTATGTATGTTCAACAAAAGATATTGGAATTGATTAGTAAACTAGTACCGATAGATTTTGTAATACCTGTTCTAGGTTTGAAGATTGATATATTGAAAATATTCACACCTGAAGGTGTAGAAGATATTAAGAAACAATTAACAGGTATGACAGAAGATATGAATAATAAGATTCAAGCTTTAAAAGATGATTTGACATTATCGCCAGGTGATCTTCAAAAAGAATTACAGAAATTAGCTGAACTAAGAGCTGAGATAACTGATAAGTTTTGGGCTATGTTACCTGAGTCTTATAAACTATTTGGAGGAGATTTTGGATTATCATCAATAGAATTAAAAGTAGAAACTATATGGTCTTACATTCGTAGTAAACTAAATGGTGGTATGACAGGTTTATTAGCTGACGCTTTTAAAGCTTTGATTAAGTTATTTAAATTACCATTGGTCTTATTAGGACTACTAGATACCCCACGGCTGTTACTTGATTTAAATGTAGAATCTATATTACAAGCTATCATTGATGCGTGGAAAAAGAAAGTAGAAGAAGGTAAAGCTACATACGCTGATCTAATAGAAGAATTAGAAAAGGTTAAGTTAGTCGGATTCGATTTATTATCATTGATCGGTGGTAAGATTGAAGAATCAATAGAAACAGCTGAACGAAAAATAGAAAGATTAATGGAAGCCGCTAGAGACTTCGCAGCTAATTGGCCAAGATATTTGTTAGTGAAATGGATGGAAATAGTTACAAAGTTTTTTGAAACAATAGGATTGGGTGCTTTAGTAGAATGGATTACATTTACATTTTGTGACTTTTTGAATATATTAGGTTTTCCCAAGACAATCGATTTAAGTTTTTCAGAAGATATAACAGAAGGTAAGGCAAGTACAGCTGTACTTCCGACATAAATAACTATATGGCACAGTTTAATAGTAAAAATCAAAGTTCAAGAGTAGCTCGTAGATGGTTTACAGATATTGATACAAATATGACACTACACCCACAAAGTGGTGATCTAACTTTGAAATATGATATCAATTCGATTAAAAGATCAATAAGAAATTTATTGTCTACTAATTTATATGAACGACCTTTCAAACCTAGTTTAGGTGTTGACCTACGAGGTATGTTATTTGAATTGTCTACAACTGATTCTGATATATTAGAGAATGATATAAAAGCAGTTATAAATAAATTTGAACCAAGAGCTAGTGTAACTGATGTCGTAACATTTTTAGAAGGTAATAGTTTAGATGTATCAATGTTTATTGTTATTCAAAATGACCCTTTACCACATGAGATAAATATAACTTTACAGAGAACACGATAATGGCAACAATAAACAGTTCAAACATTAATATAACAGACCTAGATTTTGATGATGTATCAAAAAGTCTTAAAGAATACTTAAAAGGACAGTCAGTCTTAAAAGACTATGATTTTGAAGGATCAAATTTAGCTGTCTTAGTAGACTTACTCGCTTACTCAGCACATACCTCAGCTTTTAATGCTAATATGGTTGCGTCAGAGATGTTCTTAGATACAGCACAGATAAGAAAGAATGTTGTGTCGAGAGCGAAAGAATTAGGTTATACACCAAGCTCTAGGACAGCATCCAAAGCATCTTTCGATTTAACAGTAACAAGTCCTAAAATCGGTGGTCAAACACCTGCTAGTTTAACAATCAATAGAGGTCACGAATTTACAACTGTATTTGACGGTACATCATATACATTTATAGCATTAGACAATCAAACAATTACACCTTCAGCAGGAACTTTTACATTTAAAGATTTGAATGTATATCAAGGAAGCTTAACTACTGATTTATACAGATACGATAATCAAATATCTAATCAAAGATTTCCTTGTTTGAATTCTAATATAGATACATCAACAATTAAAATTAATATTACTTCGAACAATACAGTTACAGCATGGAATAAAGCAGGTGATTTAACAGGTATCAATTCTACTTCAACAGTTTTTTATCTTCAAGAAAATGACGAAGGATTATTTGAAGTGTATTTTGGAGATGGTATTATAGGTGCAGCACCGAAAGATGGTGATCAAATATCTATTTCTTACTTAGTTACTGATAATAACCATGCTAATGGTGCTAGTATATTCAGTATGGCTTCTTCTATTAGTGGTAATTCTGATGTATCATTTACGAATACAATTAGTTCATCTGGTGGTAAAGATATTGAAACACCAGATCAAATTAGATTCTCAGCTTCTAAGTTCTATACTTCTCAAAACAGATTAGTTACAGTTCAAGATTACAAAGCTAAATTACAAGAACTCTATCCAGGAGCTGACTCAATAGCAGTATGGGGTGGTGAAGATGCTGACCCTATACAATATGGAAAAGTATTTGTTGCTTTGAAACCTTCACAATACTCAAACAATTTAACATCAGCTGAGAAGACATCTTTAAAAAATGATTTATCTAAACTAAGTGTGTTAACAGTTAGACCCGAAATTGTAGATGCTGAAATATTACAAATTCTTATAGACACTAAATTTAAATATGATCCATCAAAAACATCACAAACAAAATCAGCTTTAGAGACATTAGTAAGAGCATCTATTTTATCTTATGATGATAATCAACTTTCAGGATTTGATACATTGTTCAGACATTCACAATTAACATCACAAATTGATTCCTCAGAATCATCTATTCTTTCAAATATTACAAATATTAAGTTAAGAAAAAATTATGTAACAGTAGTAGACGGAACAGCGTCATCTTTCAAATTAAACTTTGGTAATGCTTTATATAATCCTCACTCAGGACATAACAGTATGGGTGGTGGTGTATTGACTACAACAGGATTCTTTATTTCTGGAGACACTAATAATTATTTCTTTGATGACGATGGTACAGGTAATGTTAGAAGATATTATTTAGACGGATCAACAAGAGTATACTCGGACGACACAGCGGGTACTATAACATATTCAACAGGTGTAATCAGTATTAATTCGTTGACATACAGTTCAACATCTAATACAGATTCATCTATAGATTTCACAATTATTCCTAGTTCAAATGATG